AATAATATGGTCCTGTCCCTCCTGATATAGTTACCGTAACTTCACCATCAGATGAAAAACAAGACGGTGGTACGCTTGTTAAAATTGCCGCAACACCTAATGCCGGTACCAACCCTACTGTCGCACTTTGAGATAACGTACAATTAGTACTATCGGTTATAGTTACACTATACGTACCATTTGTTAACCCTGTAATAAAGTCAGTTGTTTCGTTATTTGACCATAAATAAGTAAACGGTGGATTACCTGTTAAACCCGTCACATATATTTTACCAGATTCAACGCTATTACACCCCGAATCTTCAACAACATAAAAACCCCAAGTAAGAGATGATGACGATTTTATAATAATAGTTTCTGACATTCCTGTACAACCTCCACCATCATCGGCAACAACATAATAAATACCTGGCGATAACGCCGGTGGGGTTGTGAATGTATTATAACCCGTTGTAGCAGATGTTACAAACCCTGTTAATGTATTATATAAATAAAAATCAGCAGAACCATAGAAACTACTTGTTTGAGCCGTCAACGCCCCATTATTAAAACTACAGGTAGTATTTTGTTGACCTATAATACTTACACATGTACCACTAGAAATATTAACATTTACCGGTAAGACATTTTGAGATGGTGATGAACAAGAATCGATAACATTAAAGGTATATGTACCCGCAGATAATGTTGTTGCGGTATATCCTGTCACACCAGAACCTAACGCTATTGTCCCTAAAGCGGGACTTATCCATTGTATAGTATAATCCGGAGCAGTACCGTAGATATCTACACTAAAAACCCCTGAGTTTGTATTTGAACAATCTCCCGTTATACTTAAATTTACACTTAAACTACAAGCCATTAATTACATAAAATTTCAAAATTTATTCCAACATTCAATTTAAAATTGATTCCCGAATCATTTACAGAACAAATTGAACTATAAACCATAACATTAGTATCATTTAAAATATACTCAAAACCATACAAATCTAAACCATTTAAAGCGGGTATCAACGCCTCGTTCCATTGTTCTGTTGTTGGTGAACTCAAACCTGTATTAAGATAACCAATACCACTAAAAAATTCATATTGAACAATGTTAACATCATCAAGACTTAACACTACATACCAAGTACTAATTAAAGTATTTTGTAAACAATCATTTAATTCATAACCTTGTGATGTTAAATAATTCCCTAACAAATAACCTAACACTGATTCAAATGATTGTAATTGTGGGTTACTTTGCCATGGATAAATAGAACATTGAACTGATTGAACATAACAATCATAAGTGAAAAGATTACTAGTCATTGAACATGGGTTACATGGTACCGGAATTAATTGACAACCTTCTTGTCTTCTCCAAACAAATTTTTGTCTGTGAAATATTGAATTCTCATATTTAACACCTGTATTCCAAATAGTACTTGCTGGAATCATTTGTTCCACAAGTCTTACCCAATAATCACCCATTCCGTCAACATATTCAATCATTTTACTATAATTGAAACTACCGTCAGGTACCCCCGCTAATTTCTGAGCATCTAAATATTTCCAATAAATCGACTGAAGAGTTGGATATCCCATAGTCTTACCATCAGTTGAAAATTGTCTATTTCTAACATTAATCATGTTTTTCCAAAATGTTTGAGCAAACTCAAAAAATGTTTTACGTTTTGGTTGTGGATTTATTTCAGTCCAATCCACACCACCTCTCATCGGATAATTTGATATTGGATTTGGGTCACAATAAGTTGGTTGAACATAATTTAAACCCTCATTAGGGATTGGGAAATTATATTCTCTTGACATAACCCACACATCATAGGATAAACCTTGAGCCGGGTTTAAAAATAAATCGGTGTTTTTGGCATTAAGTACTAACGCATCGTTTGTTGTGTAATATCTCGCATTGTACCCCCCATCTAAATTTGAACGTAACCCAACTTCGGTATCAACCCAACTTTTATTATTATCAATAGTTTGTGTTAAGTTATACCCTAAATTCATAAAAGGGAACTGAGCAAACCTATCAAAATATTCTTGACCATAAGTATATGGTGTCAAAACTGTTTGGTAATTAGGATTTGCACCTGTAAACACACTATTAGTATAACTGACTTCTTCCGGTGCTCGATGTTTTGGTGTCTGTTCAAACCATCCACTACCTTTTTCAAAAAAATAATCATCAGTATTAACAGGGGCTTTAGGGAACCCTAAATCATCCATCGGATATTCATCTTTAGTTATGTTCACATCTTGAATTACTGTTGTCGTAGTAAATCCTGTATACGTATCTTGTCTAAACTTATATGTGTTACCAGCCTCTAATGTCGGTAATTCTTGAACATAAGTACCACCTGATATTTGAGCAAATTGACTATTAAATTGATTAACATTAATTCTTTGGTCAGCCAAATAAATATACTCGTTAAATTCAACTAAAGCATCGGGAGCACCAATTAAAGCCATTAAAGTCTCTATTGATTTTCTAGTCCCCTTTGATTTAAACAAATAAGCCGAGTTTAATATTAAATTTCTATAGTATTGATAATTTAATTCATCAGGAGTAGTAGCGTCTGAAACACCAGGGTATTGAGATTTATCAGTATTTGTTTGACCAAAAACTGAACTTAAAAAATCATCGGTAGATACCGGAGACATATTTGTTTGCCAACCTAATGTTTGAGATAAATTTTTAAGTAACTGAGATGGTATATCATCACCCGGATTATAATGAACCGAATTCATAAACGCCAACGCACTTATAAATTTATTAGTTTCGTCAAAACTTCTACCATAAATTTGTAGAACTTTTTCCATTTTTTGACCTAACGTATCAAATTCTTGGAATGCCCCCGTAACTAAAAATCTTGAAATAATATTTGTTTTATAACCATCTAGTGATACACCAATATCATTTAATTGAATTAGATAATTAGTGAAAGCCTTTGTTACAATATCTAAATTCCAAGACCCATTTAATGGAAATGTAATAAACTCTTGTGAAGAAAAATAGGTCCCGTCATCAGCCTCTCTCGGGACATTAAAACTTGCCGTATACTTTGGTGTAACATTCCTATTTAATAAGAAATTCTCAACTTCATCTAAATCTTCATTAAAAACTCTATTAACTTGATAATCATTTGGTCGAATAACTAAATCATCAAACGTAAATGTTTGATTTGGAAAAGGGTCACCACTAACAGTAACATTTAAAGTTCCTGATGTAATAGACGTTGTTGGAATAATTGCCGTTACATCATAACCAATACCTTTATAGTATAAACTATAATAAGCATACTGAACTGTCATATCTCTAAGCGCCGATACTTGAATCTCTTTTAATGCAAGATTTCTAGTTGAATTAATTGTAAAATCAATCGCAAATGGGTTTCTTAATCTAGAAACATCTAAATCAAAACTAGTTATATTATCAATTTGATTATAACTAATATTCGTTGCCGTCTCACCCTTAACATAATTTTCCCCCATTATCGTCGCCTCAAGAGCCGCAGGGAATTTGGATATAATTGTTTCAACAGAAGTTGAAAGTCTTTTAACTAATGAACCATATTGAGTAAAATTTGTAATTTGACTCAAATCAAAATTAGGGTAAACTTTAAAGTTATTTTCAAAAATTGCTCTTGATTGGAAAGTACTTTCTAAACCTAATCCTTCTAAACTAATTGGTTCCGAAAATGTTCCGGTATTAAAAGTTCTATTAGTCTTTTCATTAAAAGATGTCGCAAATTCAAAATTACCCTGTGTTAAACCACCCCCCGTAACTAGTTGGAAACCAACTAAGTCATCAGAGAATGAACTTGCACCGGAAGCACCTTGTGGTGGACATGTAAATTTTTGTAACGCCATTATTCAGTTATGTTTGTAAAGTTTTTACTAAAATCAATATTATCTCCTCTATTTTGTCTAACTTCGTATAACAATGTATTAAATTGGTCTCTAATTTCGTATAGATTATATTGTTGGTAAATGTTGTTATTTGTATCATAAATCGTGTAAATACCATCATCCATAGATTTAGTCTGATTACCATAAAGAGCAATAGCCAATGTTGAGAAATCTTGGTCTGCAATCTCGATATCAAGAGTGATAGGATTAAAGAAGGTATTAGACATTATAATATTTTGATTTGGCTGTCCAATATATGGTGTCGCATTTGGTTTGTTTGTCGGAGATGACGACGGAGAAACTGTACAAAAGATTATATTTGTATTATTGTCTGTATATCTATATCTTATTGCTTTTTGTGATGTATTTGTCAAATTTTGAACAACTGGTTCACAAAAGAATGATGATGTAACAATTCTAAAGAAATTAGGTATTTTTGTTCCATCAGAGTTTAAATACTCAATTCTAAAACCAACTAAACCTTGATTAACAAATTTATTTCTAAATTGACTTGGGACATCGTTCAAATCAATTATAATTCCTTTTACGTTAGGTAATGATGATAACACACCACAATCTAAAATACTCGTTCTAATCTCCGCTGGTCTAATATATAAGGTGTAGATACCCAATTGGTTAAATTGTTCTGCAGGCAGTCTTAAATTGTATAACCCACCTAATATTTCTACATTAGGGTTTGGACTTGAACTCGTTTGTTGATTATTAAAATAAGGTCTTAATATTGATACAGCATCTAATTTTGTTAATACAAAATTATCTGTTTCATCTCTTGATGGTGTATAATTAAGAATGATGTCCACATCTTCTGGTGATACATCTGCGGGTCTTATTGTACCATAGGTGCCAGTACTCATATAATTTCTTTTTTTATAATTTTATTTTTTCTTTTATCAACAACAATAATTTCAACAGGTAAAACATTTTCATTGACCCATTTTATTTTCATTAATTGATTAGTTTCTATTAGATTAGTAAAACGACTTTTTTCAACACCAATTAAAATATTATAAGTGTAATCAGATTTAATTTCTATTAATTTATTACCATATGAAAAATCAGGATAATAAACACCATAAGGTGTTATAATAGGTTCACAATTTTTGGGATATAAAATATTTTCATTGATTAATTTTTCAATGTAAAATTTTTCATAAGTACCCTGACATTTAATACCGTCAACATTAAAAATTTTACAAACACCACCGGTTTGTTTTCTATTACCACTTTTACTCAATTTTTGTTGAGCAATTTTCATATTATTTTTAGTTTTTTGAGGTAATTTTTTACCTTTTCTATATTCAGAATTGGCTTCACTTTTACTTCTTCTATAATTAACTGTCCCAAGATATTTATTAATAAATGATTCTGTAAGATTTAGAGTATCACCAATTTCTTTACAATTTTTTTTCTCAATTATATATAAATTTTTAATTATTTTTTTTTGTTCATTAGTTAATATAATTTTTTTTCCATTACTATAACCTTTTTTCAATAACCCTTCCTGCTTTAATATCTTAATAATAGGTGTTTTACTAACATCAAAAATTTTCCCAATGTGTGAGCAACTTAAACTATTAGAATAAAATTCTTTAATTTTTCCAATATCTTTTAATGTAAAAACAATTTGTTTCATATTGATAAATATCAATTTTATATTTTTAATCTACTTTTATTATATTAAAAAACTTATACCCATATTTTTCAAGGTCTCCCAAATTATCAACTTCACCTAATCGTTCCATCGATTCTAATCCAGAAACTTTCCCCCGTTCAATGAACACATTAGATTGAACTTCTGGCTCATCAATTACATTTAATAATGCTTCATTTTTTACAATTGGTTCACATACCGTATCTATTGGTGTAACACCACTAACAACAAATAGAGTCGTACCATCATTATAATCATAATAATCAACACCATTAATTGTATATCCGGTATATAATTGATTACCATTTGCACTTCCGCCCCAATATGTACCGACAACACCTGTCGTACCTGTCACTTGGACACCTATTTTATAATTACCATTATCTAAAGTAGATTTATTACCATAAACCTTTAAATCAGACACCGATGATTGTGTATATCCTGTTACAACTAATGGGACAGTTAAATAAGGGTTAACACCACTTTGATATGTTTGACAACTAGCATCTCCACTATAAATAAAATCATAACAAACTGAAGTTGCCGACCAATTACCACCCATAGGTGTAAAACAAGTCCTTCCTTTTGGGTCTAATATTGTCACATTAGTAAATGGTACATATATTGTTTTCTTCACCACATTGGAACCCCACGGACTCATGCCTGACATACTAATAGTAAACCCACTAGAAGGACTTGGCGGATAAGTATGTGAATAAAAACTAGGACTAGTAGAAGTTATTATTTGTTTTGGGGAACCATCACCCCAATCAATTTCATAATTTGAAAATGATAAGTATTTTTTAAATTCAACGTCCGAAGTATTATAAAAATTATAAGTATATGGGTCGATTGTATTGGCTGAGAACAAAAAGTTAGTCATAACCTCTTGTTGTAATACCATTCCATCAAAAACTGAATAATATCCAACATCTACCGTATTTTCAGTAATTAATATTGGAATCGTTAAACCTGTTAATAATGATGTACCAGGTTTGAGTGTTGCTTTTGAAATATTAGAAGTGTTTGTTCCTCCTGTTAATATTTGAGTCATTGACGAATATACATAAGCATTCCCATCAATATATTTGGTTACCTCACGAGTATAGATATCACAACAAAATGGTATTTTTTGTTCTTCAAGATACGGGTCTCCGATATAACTAATTTTAAAAACATCACCATTAATTACTTCAGGAGATATTCTTATACGATATGTGTTTGCACTCATTATGGATTAATATATTCATACCATTTTATGGAACTTGCCGTTCCAGCTCTAACATTTAAATCATCTAAAATCTCATACGTTTTATTAACGTAATCCAAATTTACTTTATAATAAAAATACTTCGACTCAAAATTAAAAACACTTGGAATCAATGGAGATGATTGCGGTACTTTCATCATTTTAACATAAACACCTAATCTTCCATCAAAAAATTTTGCACTCATGTAAAAAGTTGTTAAATTGTAAAATTTAACATTTTTTAACCAATAAATGAAAAACCCTTCTTTATCCCCAACAAAATCTAATTTATACGATGGCTTTTTAATTAAAACATCAGGTATATATGGAGATAAATTAGCCAATTCCGTAAACCCCTGTTGAACCGGTATAATTATTGTGAAATAATTGGTTTGAGATTTACCATCCATCGTATCATAAAAATCTAATTTGAAAAACGATTTGGTAAAAGGTTTTTCAAAATAGTAAATTTCAGTTTTAGTAAAACCTTCCGGTAAATAACTAGTCACCCAATCATTATTAGTCGCCGTTGTTACATTAGTAGGATTACCACTATAAAAATGAAAATCATATTTAACGTCAGTTTTTGTATCATTATCATATGGTGCGTGTGAAAACCTCAGTAATTCAAAATCTTCAGCAACACCTATTATCTCCTTTATGACATCCTCTTCATAAAGTTCAATACTATCTTCTTGACCATACATATCCCATTTAAGTTCAATCGGTAAAAGAATGTACTGTTCATCATTTGGGATTACAAATCTAAATTTATTACTCACAATCGTCTATTATTGGTTCTGCGGTTATGTTTTGTTCACTATAATTAGTTCCTTCCGGTATTATTCTAAAAATAATTGTCTCATTTGGATAATGAACACCATTTAAAAATGGATAATTAACTCCAACATTATCCGAATCTATATAACCATAACTATATAAATCTTTCCACAAGAAGGCATCTTTACTTGACGAGAAATACGAATAATTCGGAACATCAACAACATTTTTCTTATTACCTTCTTCAACATACGGAGAAAAAGACCTAATAGTTAAACCTTGATGAGGTTGATAATAATAACCATAAGGATTACCTGATGACATATTAAGTCCCGCAGGTTTTGGTGTTCCTATATTAAACACTTGTGGATTATATGTGATTTTATGGTACAATTTTGAAATAACTCTTTCAGTTTGTTCAAAATTATTCCATTCACAATAATCACCGTCTAACGTATCACCTTCTTTTAATGGTAAAACATATGTAAAATTAATTTTTTGACCAGCTGGCGATAACAAAACCCCCAATGGTGTTTGATAAGTACCTAAAGGAAAATTAGTGTTTGATTTTGAGTTATTATCACCCCACCAAACAGATGGTAGTTTAGTTACAGGGTCTAAAGGTAAATTAAACTCATAACCTTGTTTTAAACCATAATACCCTAATCCAGCACCTTTTGGTCTTCCAAGAGTTAATCCGAAATAACCTTTCCAAATAGTTGTAAAAAATAACTCTGTAATTGGTCGTTGTAAATTGTCTAATAATGGATTTATTTTAATATCTTTACTAAAAGATAATGTGTAATTTTGTGAACCTTCCTTTATTGAAACTCTCGAAATTCTGTTAGGTGTATAACCACTACTTTCATATTTTTTCTTAATACCAAAAATATTTTGGTCAAATCCCGCGTTAACTAAAACCGCATCATCAACATTAGTTAAAATCTTATGTTTTCTAACATAATACATTGATGTAGTATCATTAGGATTATCTGAATTAATAACTCTTTTAAACGTACCCTCAACACCATCATCAAATGTTGTACCTGTAAATCCAACATTAAAAATATTAAAAATATATAAATCACTACCCGCAAACCCATCGCCTAATGAATATACTGTAAAAGTGTCATTATTATTGTATGAAAAATTTAACTTAACCGATTCACCCGCAGTTAAACCATGTTTAACCGGACATCTAAATGCCACAATATTTTGTCCATTATTTTCATCGTTTTCAATGATAAATGGTATACCGGACGATGCCACCCAAGTTAAAGTTTCAGTTGTTTTTTTCTCAATTGCCTCTAATTGTTGGTTATAATCATTTTCAAAAGGATAACTTATAAAATGATTCCAATTATATGTTGAAGCACTTTTGCTTACAAAATTAACATGACTATAACCACTAACATCCAAAACAGTATAACCCGAAACATTGTAATCACTTCTAATAAAATCAAATTCATGATATTGGGGGAATCCTGTCCACGCAATCTTTGGGTCTATGGGACAATTTGCCTTTGCCGCTGCCACCTCATTTACATAATACAAATTATTTTCTAACGGAACATAATTTGTAAATCCGGTGTACGAATTATTAAATAACACGGAAAATTTACATGTAGGTCTAAATATATCAGATTTTTGTCTTTCATCATCAAACACTTGTTCTAAATTCACATCAATATTCCTATCAAACTCAACATTTTGTTGCGCTGTTTGTACTAAAGGTACATTAAACATCAGATTAGTATCCGGAGCCGACTTATACCTTAATGAACCTAAAATTACTCTTGTATCTATTCTATTACCCATAATTAATTAACAAATGTTGTTGTATCAATCCATTTAGTTGTAAACCTATCAAACGCAGACGCACCTTTCTTTAAACCAAAGTAAAAATGAAACGGAGCCCCAACAGTTACTGAGTCTGGTTCCGGATTATTTTTATCCCAATTTGAAATATTTTCATCTATTTGACCGAGATTGTTAACCGCGAATATATAACCTTTATAATAATTAGTTTCAGATGAATTATTTGCCGTACCTCTAAAATATCTTGATGTTGTTTCTATTCTATCCATTGATTGATATTTTAACGAAAGAAAACTACCATCACCATTAATTGGGTCTGTATTCCAACCATTATCTTCTTTTCCAAATATTGACGGTTTACTTGACAATTCTTCAATTCTCCATTGATAGAATGGAACTGTTTGACTAAACGCATCAAAATAACTAAACCCACAAGGCGAATTGGCTGGTACAGTATTATCAACAATCGTTCTTTTTGGTGTAATAAAATCTCTAGTTTGAGTATCCGAACTAAAGAAAATCCCTATAACCGCACTATCCGAAGCAAATCCATTCCAATAAACAGGATTTTGTTGAGGAAATGGATTATCAGGATAATTTAAAGATTCAAAAGGAGATACCCCAAGTTCTGAATTGATTGAAATCAATTGAGAATAATCACCATCAACTTTGTATTTAACACGACTAAAATATGCCGTAATATTAGACCCTACTAAAAATTGTAACATTTGGTCAATAAAACTTTTATTTATTAATCGACTAATAATCAATAAATTTAATATTTCTGTCACATTACCATACGTAGTTGTCGATAATTTATTTGCAACATACCCATCGTATGCGTCCGACATAACTAATTCTTGTAAATAAGCACTTCTTGGTCCTAAATCAATTAAAGTTGTTGGAGTTAATAAATAATTAAAATTATCTCCTTGAGCATTACTAAAACTAGAAGATGATGGTCTATCTTTACCAATAAAAATACCTGTAGAATCTTTATATGGACTACATCTATAATAAAAATTATTAGTTGGGTGTAACACTAACGTATCTGTACAAAATTCACTATTTGGAACATTTGGTTGGTTCCCAAATGGGCTACCATACGTAACGTCATTATGGAAGGAATACGCGTATAAAGTACCATTTATCCAATTATTTGCAAATATATGTGACCAAACATTTCTACACGCACCAAGATTAATACTACTTCTAGATATCCACTCAGTTAATAAACCAAAATCTCGAAGTAATGAAACAAAAACTGTTGTTACAACAATATAACAACCTCCTTGAAAGATTGTTTCTCCATTATATTCTTCACACCCACCATGATTTATTACAATATTACCATTACCATCATCCCCATAACACTCTAATGGTACAGACCCACTACAAGTAAATGAATCAATAACACTATTTGTGAAATTTTGAGTATCCCCCGTTAAATCTTGGGATGCTCCTCCCCCACCTGTAGATGCCGCACTAACAGCTGTATCAATACCCACTAAACCTTCATCAGGAATATCATACATCATAAAAGATGAATTATGTTGTAACGAAAATCCATTACAACAAGTTTGTTCAACAGTAGTTGAGGTCGGTAATCTATCCGACCTCATAACCATTCTATTATTATCGTTTGACGTTAATATATAAGTTAAAGTATTTCCTGTTGTATCATATATTGGTGCAAAATAATTACCTGTCCAATCATAACTATAATTTGTTGGTAGACCAACAGTTAATCTCATATACGCCAACGACCCACCTTCAACTATTTCTCCAACATAATAACCTCTATTTGTATTAGTATCTGAACCATTACCATTACTTACAGGGTTATAAGATGTACATTCTGGCGAGCTAGGATAAGGATATATATTCACCGTTACAGGAGCATTCCATTCCTTTGTAAAATCATTTTGACCAATAACGTTTAAACCATATACACTACTTGCTTGAGCACCATAAGAAACTGGTAATGGGTCTTCAAGACCATTCGGAGGTGGAGGACAACTTGGTTTATAAGTTAACGCATTGTTATCTAATTTAGAATAATAACTAAATAATGGTGATGTAAATGATGAAAATGAAGGGGTGTCCGCTGTAAAATCAAACGTATCGAAATATAATTTTTCCCCAGAATATGAATCTGTCGCTAAATTATTTGGTAAATTATTTTCATCGTGACTTACATTCTTAAATTTACCCTGAATTGGATAATTCATTTTATAATTCCCTTCAATAATTAATGATGGGTCACTTCCTAAATTTTTACCAAATAAAATATTTAAATCGTATCTAATTTTTACTCTCGGTACATTAGGGTCAACACCTCTATTTAAGATTAAAACACATTGTTGGTCAGGGTCTTTTAAATAATTTATTGGTTTTTTTAATATCGGAAAATCTTGACTACCATCTTTAGTGTAATCACCAACCCAACAACCCGGAGTTATTTGACCTCCACCTGCCCATCTTTGAAGAAACATTTCATTAAATAAAAATCGTTCATTAAGAGAATTAGGTATTGATGTCCCACATTGACCACTAAATTCAGAATAAGTCATACCTGTTATAACTTGGAAATACTCCAAATCCATCGGGAATTTATAATAATTATTATAACCATTTGTTGTACCAGTAAATTCCGTTGAACCTGTTAACATAACATTATAATTAATCTGTACAGGTGTCCCCGCGAGATTAGGGTTAGCATAATAGAAAGAAACCTGAGTCATTCCTGTTGATGTAAATCCACTAATCGCTTGATTACCATAAGAATTTGTTACACCACTAAATAAATTAATATCTTTGGTTAATGTAGGATTTTGGAATGAAATCATTTGACCAACACTTAAACTACTTAAACTATTTTTATCACATAAAATGACTATAGTGTTATCATAATGAAAATTAGTAGTTTGAGTTGGTGGATTATTATCTGGGTCAAATGTCACTTTTATTCTATTAACACCACCTCCCGGATTTACGCCAGGTGAGTTATCAAAATATTTCGCTTTTGTATTAAATAAATTTATTCTTTCCGCCAAAGTTAAATTAGATGAAAATATATAATCATTTTCTTGACTACCATTAAGTTCATAAACTATTTCCTGTACTTTGGGAATACCAACACTATTATCGCTATCACCAGCAGGTATTTTACCTGAATATATTGATGTAACAGCATTTTTTATATAAGATTCTACTGAATTACCTGGAATTTTATATAAAGGACTACTAACACCTAACAAAACTAAAGATGACGATAACGCATTATCCGGTTTAGGGTCAAGATATATATACGGACAAGGAAATTCCTCAGTTGAATCACCTGAAATATCTGAAACGGAAGCCGTGGCATCTTCACTCACAGTACCTTCAGTACTTGGTGTTTGACCAACAGAACAATCGCATAAATCACAATCCGGATAAGTCAACATAGGCAATGAAATACCTTTTAAATCCATCTTCCATAATTCCTTTAATATAATAACAAAAGCCGCAATAAGTAATATATAAAGAATAATTTGAAGAAGATACCCAACAATTAAACCTAACGCATATGGTACCGTTCCAACAACTAAAATTGCCGTATTAATTATTTGTACAGTATAATAAAGTATTAACGCAGGTATCACTAATATTCTAAGCAACATTATTGTAAAATATAATAAGTGCATAGTTATTAATAATCCATACAGTACGGGTCTAAATACCATCATTAAAAATGAGTATAAAATATAAATTATATCAAATCTCATATTGGAATCGTTTGTTGGAAATTTGTTGTTTTCACTATTACAACTATCATCTAATATATTTTTAATCCCAATAAATCTATCAGGTGTTATACCTTTTCTAAATTTATCAACTAACTGAGATACCGTATAAACTTTATTGTATTGCATTACATAAAATTTATCGTCACAATCAATCGCCTCTTGAATCATTTGACGACCAATATTTGCACCACTACTATTAGACGTACCTGTATATCCATAATCAGCCCAATCTAAACTAAACGCGTATGATTTCATAGCCAAGTCATACGGTGAATTTAATGCTCTATTAGAATCACTCAATGGGTCTGAACCACTACTAGTCCACCCATGTTCTCTAACATTTGGTACAATAAAGTAACCTCTTTTAATTTGTTCTGATAATGATGGTGACTGGTCCCATTTTACTTTAAAACGACATTTGGCTCTTGTTGGAACACCTTTTTTAGGGTCGTTTGATAAAACTTGTTCACCAAATTCATTTGTAATGTAATAATCCAAATTCATTGGGATATCAATTAACCATGTCCCATTTGAATCAATTACTTTACCACCCTCATCTAAATCAAAAGATTCCAATATTGGTCTACCATATTCATCTTGGAATATTGTTTGACGTATACCTAAAATTTCTCCGGGACCCGTTGTTAAACTACATAAATAACCCGCATTACCCCTAACTTGACAGGTTCGTTTTAAAGCATCATCATCAGTTGTAGAAACTATGGAACCCATAAAAATAGCTGTAGGATTAATGTCAATCCCTGCTTCAGATGACAAATCAAAATCAGTTCTTGTAATCCCTAAATTACATATTTGAGGTTGCCCCCATAAAGGTTCAACTTCAACTGTTCTATTAATTGTAACAATTTGAGGTAAACTTCTTAAATTTGTCGATGATTTAAATGTAACGCCCGCAACTTGTGATGGTGTTGCAATACCCATTCTTATTAAATCTTGAGGCGATAATGAAAATTCACCAATATCCGATAAATCAATATCAACAACAATTGTTTGACTACCGGTTGGTAATCCAAATATCATATAATCACCACTTGTATTAGTTACTGTGGAAAATTTATAGTACTTATCATAAACTTGGATTAATGTTGGGTCAACTAACACATCTTTTCTAGTGAAAAAAGTTCCTGTTGGTATATGACCACTATGGGATTGTGTATAAGGTAATAAATTATAACGATATCCGTCATCATTAAGGTCGGAAAGTGATTTATATGGATATAACTCGGAAATTACGGGGTCTAATTCATCAGTACTATCTAATGGTACAAATATTGAAACTTTAGCATTTGGGATACCAAAACCATTATTAACACTAACTCTACCAACAAGTACTCCGTAATCAGAGCATTGTCTAGTGTAAATTTGACTTTGTAATATTTTTAGAGATAATATTTCTAAATACTCAAATTCTTGGTCTATCAAGACATTAAGTGATTTATCAACACCAGGCTCAGTTCTTATTCTAAATGAATTGGACATAATAATCTTTTTTAATAAATAGTTTATATACTATTTTCAAAAGATAATTCATTATTTAATAAAATAAATTATGATTAAAACTTATATTTCTTAATCTCACTTATCGGATTAACCCCTTTTTCAATAAAATCTTTTAATAATTGATTAATTTTAAGATAAGTAACATTATCAATAGTAGTATGTGTAGTATTTTTTATTTCAATGTTAACATAATTCACATTATTTGACGATGTTGATTTACCCCCTGAATTTGTAAAAAATATGAACTCATCACTATATTCAGTTGAAGTTAAATTAATTAATCTATTTATATTTGTAGGGATATTATAGTCAACATTGTTTTCTTTTTTATTTGCCGGGTCAATTAAAATAGTCAAATCAATATTAATTTTTTGTTTTTTCAATTCACTTACAACTTGAATAACATTGTATCCTCCAATACTATGTCCAACCATAATAACTTTCCCATTTGGATTAAATAACTTGTAGTAATAAATCACACTATAAACATCTTCAGGTGTTAAGTTTTCACTATGTGAACTCACATAAGTTAAAACTTGAGTATCTTTTGTAAAATTTTTTGATTTAATATATCCCAACCCATTTTCATCACGAGAATTTGTAACGTCAACTTGAGTTTTGTTTTTAGAGATAAAATCCTTAAATGGATTATTAACCCCTTGTATCACTATAATTAAATTATTTGTAGTTTTTTTAACATGTTCTATGTTATATTTTTTAGTCTCAGATTGTCTATCACTATAAATGTTTGTAGATTCATACCCAATCAAGGTCATAAAAAAAATACACATTAATGTTGGGAATATTTTAATATTTGTTTTGTTTTTAATAACAATTATTAAATAATGTATAAAAAATGGTATTCCTATCCAAAGTCTAATATGTAAAATTAAACTAATAACGATAGCTTGAATCCAAGTACCATTATTACCTTTTATAGCGTCTAAAAATTGTAAAATATAATCCATATTATTTTGTTTGATTAATAATAAGGATAATTCAATAAATTTTAAAATAAATTGCTAAGAGAAATTAACCGTTTTAATATTTTTAACTCTAACATTAATATCTTTGTTTGGATATCTAACTTGATACACTTGTCTTGGTTCGGCAAAAATTGTATCATCAACTAATTCAATTTGTTTAGTTTCCGAATCAATATATCTTTGTGATGTTTGAGAGGAAGAATATTGACCCCCAACTTTATTAAAAAATGTCATGTCAGAAACAGAAATAACCCCATTTTCACTTTGAACTAATCTTCTTAATTCTGATACATTAACATTTTCACCCATTTCTTGGTTTGTTGGGTCAAAATAATCAGTAATTATATTAATTATTTGAGATATAATTGAACCCTGATTTTGTGAATTATCTAACACAACATCAACATTTATTGCTAAATCAATAACATTAGCACTTTCAATTGACACGTAATCATTAATCATTCTATAATTTGATAAATAATTCGCCACATTATTTTTTAATGTATTAGAAACTATTTCAGTTAATCTACCTGTTTCGTCATAAGATAACATTTGAACTTTAATCTTATTATTTTCTTCAGTTATCGCTACTTTAGCAGGAGCCCCAAATTGAGATGGCATTGTTCTTATTATGGATTCATAATCATTTATTGTAACCGCTCTATTTTGAGCCGTAAAGTTATATGATACTAAATTTCTAACCTCTTCCGTTGTTGGATAATTAGCCCCACCAATTGCCGCAGTAACATTATTACATCTCAATGAATTAACCACAGTTGTATTAACAGAATCTGATGGACCATTTACAAAAAATGAAACTGTACCTATTTGAGTTATAACACCAACACCTAAATTAGTTCCTGAACCACCACCAATTCTATACTGAACAAATAAAGTAGTATTAGGTTTTAAAGTACTACCTAACGCAAAGTTATTTGAATATTTATATAAATTTAAAGGTTTTCCGTCTCGAGCAAATTCTCGTAATTGTTCATCCGCAGATTGTGTTCCACCACCAAAAGTCATTTTAAAAAAACCTTCCGGAGTAAATTCTGTTATAAATTTAGTTGCGGTAGTTACATATCTACCAACTTTAATACCGGGATTATCAGAAACTTTTGTTGGGTCTTCAATAAAAACTCTATCTTGAGCCAAGGCTTGTACTTCTAACCATCTGTTATCAACACCTAAAAATTCTTGGTTTGATGGGACATTCGCATATTGAGTACCGTCTTTTAATAATACACTAGTTACACCTAAAACAGTTTTTTCAGGTAAAAATAATTCAAAAAATGGTTTTACATCATTTGCTGTAATAACTCTTTTAAAAACTTTGGTAATTCCATTAACAACAGTTTCTCGTTTAGTAATTGTATAATTTAATAATTTATTATTTGAATCAAAATTTGGTATTTTTAATCTATTAGGGAATCCTTCAGCATTTGAAGGCGATGAAAAATCAATATCATAAACCGTTTCAAATACTTGACCTGCACCGCTTACTTGAGAACCTCTACGTAGTATACCACAATATCTTAAATCTTCTTTATCACCAAAAGCGGGTACTGTTATTGAAAAATCAACCAAAGCAACTGATGGTCTTTGACCCGGAACTTTTAATCCATAAGTCTTGGCAATATTAAAAACTGAAGACCTTTGTTGTGCATATTGTAATACAGTTTCCTGAATACTTCTATCAATATTAAATTGAAGGTTATCCGTAACCGCAGCATTTAAATCTAATAATACTGAGAATACACTCGCATCATTAAAGTTATCAACTAACTCTGGGTAATAAGTTCTAGTGAAGTTTATTAATTCAGTTCTAATTGATTGGAAGTCTCTCGTAGTATACGATATTTTTTTATTAGCCATATTCTTTAAATATTTAGGATTACAAAATCACTAGCGTTAAACACGTCATTATTTATTTGATAATCTATTTTAACTTTCGCAGTATGTTCTTTAGTTCCAATACCCGGTACTCTAAAAACACGAGTATCGTATTGGTCAACATAAGTACCTTTATCTTCTTCACCATCAGACGCTGCGGTGATACTTATATTTTTTATTGTTATTCCCGGTATATATTCTTCAACAGCATCTCTAATTTCCGCATCAATATCTGAAAAGGTTGGACCATCTAATGGTTCAAAAATAAATTCATATAGTCTTGTTCCAAAATCGGGTAAAAAATATCTACTTCCTTTTCTAGTTAATAATAAATGTATTAAATCCGTTCTTGTTTCTTGAGTACTGTCTGTAGAAAGGTCTAAATACTTCCCATCATAAGAATCCCTAAAAGGGAAATTAATACCATATGTTTTTCCATCTGCCATATCTATAAATATAGTGTCATAATTATTTCTTATAAATAGAGTAAAATAAAAAATCACGACCGAAGTCGTGATTAATGTTATAATTATTTTATTTTAATTAAGAACCACATCCAAAACACTCAAATTCAGTATCTGTTGGTTTTGTAGTCAAATCAACTGTTGGTTTCTCAACTGTCTTTGGTTGTTGAATTTTTGTAATGTCAACCGCCAAGTGTTTTGCTCCGGTAGATATCGCTTTTGTTCTAACATAATAACAAAGAGTTTTCAATCCTTTACCCCAAGAATGGAAGTGAGATGATGAAATCTTTGATAATGTTGGTTCAGACATATAGATATTCATCGATTGTGATTGGTCTATGAATGGTGCTCTGTCTGCCGCCATATCAATAAGTTCTCTTTGTGATATTTCCCAAATCGTTCTATATTTTGGAATCAAATGTTCAATTCGTTTTACCTTCTTATTGTAATTCTTATCTTCCGGGTCCAAATAGTGATTAAAGTTAATATTTTGAACAGACCCTTCATTCATAATGATTTCATTCTTCAAATCCTCACACCAAACACCTAACTTTTCAAAATCGTTAATTAAGTATTTGTTAACTATTAAGATTTCACCCCCAACTACACGACGATTAAATAATGCTGAGTGAGCTGGTTCTGTCATTTCAAATGAACCTGTAATCTTAGCAGAAGATGCTACTGGCATCTGAGCTGTGAATAACGAGTTACAAACCCCGTGATTGGATACTTCTAACTTAAGTGAGTCCCAATCCCACATTCTTCCTAATCCTTCGTAATCTAACCCCCACATATCAAATTGGAATATACCTTTTGACATTGGTGACCCATTAAAGAAGTCGTATGGTTTGTATTCACCTGTTTTACATAGGTTCATACTTTCGGTGATTGCTGCGAAGTAGATTGTTTCAAAAATCTCTTTATTAAGTTTCTTCGCTTCTTCAGTTGTAAAGATATAATCCATTAAGAAGAATACATCAGCAAGACCTTGTGTTCCAATGGCAATCGCTCTTTGTTCCAACCCACCTTTTCTTCCTTGTTCAGTTGAATAACTATTGATGTCAACAACTTTGTTAAGTGCTCTAACAACCTTTCTAACTTCACTATAAAGTAATTTGAAATCAAACTCTCCTTTTATGATGAAGTTCTTCAATACCATAGATGATAACGTACAGATTGCTGTGGTATTCTCATCGGTGAATTGGTAAATCTCATTACATAGGTTAGATTGTTTAATCACTCCAATGTTTTGATGGTTTGTCTTTCTGTTGGCACTATCTTTAGAACATAAGTAAGGAACTCCGGTTTCAACCTGAGATTCAATAATCTTATTCCAAATTGTTTGTGCTTTCACTTTCTTACCTAAACCAAGTTCAACCGCTTTGTTGTAATTTGATTCATACTCATCACCGTAAGCTTCTTGTAATGGTTTGATACCCGCTTTGATAATGTCGTTAGGACAGAACAAATACCAATCATCATTGTTCTTAACTGCGTTCATAAAGTTGTCCGGTAACCAAATTGAGGTAAATAAATCTTTAGCTCTCAATTCTTCTGCCCCCGTATTCTTTTTGATTTCAAGTAAATCAATAATGTCTTTATGCCAAGGTTCAATATAGATAGCTGCACTTCCCGGTCTTCTACCTTGTTGATTAAAGAATCTTAACCCTTCATTAACAATCTTTAGGTATTTCAATAAACCACCCGCAAATCCTCCTGATGAGTTAATACGACTCTCTTTACTACGAATGTTAGACATACATAAACCAATTCCAGCCGCATCTGACGAATAGGTTGAAATGTCATTAAATGTATCCAACAAACCTTGTCTTGAATCTCCGTTATTGTACTTCAATACACAAGACGCTAGTTGAGGTGTTTTGGTACCTGCATTAATCATAATTGGTGTTGCCGGAGAGATAAGTTGATTCGATAACGAATTATAGTATTCAACCGCCTCTTCAAATGATTTAGTCACCCATAAAGCAACTCTCATATACATATGTTGTGGTCTTTCAACTACAACACCTTTAGGTGTTTTCAACAAATACATTTCCTGTAATGATTTCCACGCAAAATAATCAAAATTGTAATCATTCTCGTGATTTATTACAGAATCAATATCACCCCAACCATATTCGTTAATTGTATCGATTAAGATATCGTTAATAACTCCATCCTCGTGTAAACGTTTCATAGTATTACAGAAACTTTCATCAGTCTCTTTGTGATACGCAGATATTGCCACAGATGACGCTAGTCTTGAGTAATCGTGATGACTACCGGTATAAGCCGCAGCAATCTCGTAAACCAATTTATCTAACTCTTTAGTGGTAATAACACCTTCAGTTGGAACCGAAGTGATTACTTTAATGAATACCTCATCAGCATTTACGTTCAACCCTTTGGCAGCTCTCTTTACTCTG